AACAAGTACCTGGCTAGCCTGGATCAGGAAGCCAAGAAGCTGGAGGAGGGCAACGCCGCGCACGAAACGTCGAAGGGCGCCGTCGAGCGCGAGAATATCGCCCGCCTGGACGCTGCCATCGCAGCCCAGCAGCAGTTCATGGCCGAGCAGGTTCTGTTCGGCGCGACCGATGCCGAACTGGCCCAGGCGCCGGCAATCCTCAAGTACCTGGAAGACGTGCGCGCCGCGCGTGCTCGCATCGCTGCCGGCCTGGACGTTCAGGGCGCAAACCAGTTCAAGGACAAGATGGCGGACCAGGCTATCAAGGACTGGCAGCGCGCCGGGCAGAGCATCGCCGACAGCCTGACGTCCGCCTTCGGCGCCGGCGGCAAGGCCATCGGTGGCATGTTCCAGGCCTACGCCAAGGGCATGGAAGGGCAGCTGCGGGCGCAAAAAGAGCTGACCGAGGCCAAGAAGAAAAACGATGACGATCCAGCAAAGATCGAGGCGATCAATCACGCCCAGCTGGCCGGCGCACAATCGCAGATTCAAGGCTATTCCGGCATGACGGCCGCCGCGCAGGGATTCTTCGCCGAGGGCTCGCGCGGCTACCAGGCAATGCACGCCGCGACCGTCGCGCTGCAAGGCGCCGAGATCGCGCTGAGCCTGATCAAGGGCGTGAACGCGGTGCTGACGCAGGGCGAGGGTGATCCATACTCGGCGTTCGTGCGTATGGCGGCCATGGCGGCCATCGTGACCGGCCTCGGCGTGGCGCTGAGCGGCGGCGGGGGTGGAGGTGGCGGGCAGTCGGCCGCCGACGTCCAGAAGGCTCAGGGCACCGGGTCGGTGTTCGGCGACAGCTCGGCCAAGTCGGATTCCGTGCGTCGCTCGATTGAATCGTTGTCGGCGAACTCCAATCTGCTGGTGCCGATCAACCAGGGCATGCTGACGTCGCTGCAAAGCATCGAGGCGTCGATGTCTGGCCTGACGAATCTGGTGGTGCGGACTACCGGGCTGACTGACGGCACGAACATGAATATCCAGGAAGGCACGATCTCGAAATCTACGGGTGCCTCGATCGCAGCCGGCGCGCAAGTTGGCTCGATGATTGGCGGATACCTCGCTGGCCCCATCGGCATGGCCATCGGCGCCGTCGGCGGGGCTATCGTCGGTGGCCTCAAGAGCATTTGGGGCAAGACGACGCAGAACATCGTCGATTCCGGCTTGCAGTACGGCGGCAGCGTGCGCAGCCTGCAATCGGGCAGCGGCTTCGACCAGTACGCCAGTGTGGACACGACCAAGTCAAGTTGGTTCGGCCTATCGAAGAGCACCAGCAACTCGGTGCAAACGCAGGGCCTGAACGACGAGCTGTCGAAGCAGTTCGGCCTGATCTTCACGAACCTGGACAAGTCGCTACAAGCCGCCTCGGTGGCGCTGGGCGGCTCGGCCGCCGACGTGACCAAGGTGTTGGACGGCCTGACGCTCGAAAGCACCAAGGTATCGCTGAAGGGCCTGACCGGCACCGCGTTGACCGACGCGCTGAACTCCGTCATCTCGAAGTCGATGGACGAGATCGCATCTGCTGCCTTCCCGCAGTTCGACCAGTTCCGCAAGGTGGGCGAGGGCTACGCCGAGACCGTCATGCGGATCGCCGGCGACTACGCCAAGCTGGACTCCATCCTGGCCGCCACCAGCACGACGTTCGGCGCCACCGGCATCGCCAGCCTCGCCGCGCGCGAGCACCTGATCGAGCTGGCTGGTGGCATCGACCAGCTGAACAGCCAGACGAACTCGTTCGCCCAGAACTTCCTGTCGAAGGCCGACCAGTTGGCCCCAGTACAGAAATACGTCACCGACCAGCTGGCGGCGATGGGCCTGCAAAGCATCACGACGCGCGACCAGTTCAAGGATGTCGTGCTGGGCCTGGCCAACTCCGGCGCGCTGGCCACCGACGCCGGCGCCGCCCAATACACCGCACTGCTAGCGCTGGCCGACGCCTTCGCCAAGACGCATGCTGCCACGGTCGACCTGACCAAGTCCGAGCAGGAGATCGCCGACGAGCGCAAGGATCTGCAATCGCAGCTGGACTCGTTGACCATGACGCAGGCGCAGCTGGCGGACAAGGCTCGCGCCGCGATCGACAGCCACAACCTGGCGCTGTATGACCAGGTGCAGGCAGTGCAAGCGGCAAAGGATGCGATCGACACTGCAAAGGCTTCGGCCGATGCACTGGCCAACACCAATGCCGGCTACCAACAGCAGATCGACACGTTGCTCAAGGCGAGCATGTCGGCCGCCGACGTGCGCGCTATGGAAACGAAGGGCATGGACGCCAGTACTGTCGCTCTGTACGACCGCCTAGCCGGTCTGAAGTCCGAATCCGACGCGGAGAAGATCGCGGCCGAGTCGATCAAGGCGGCGCAGGCATCCGCAGCCGCGGCGACGCAGAGCTTTGGCAACGCGCTGGCCGACAGCATCACCAAGGCGCACGACGCCGCGAAGGCGTTCCGTGCCCTGAATGACGCGCTGCTAATCGGTGATTCGTCGACGCTTTCGCCGGAACAGAAATACGCCGAGGCAAAGCGGCAGTTCGACACGGCTGACGCCAGCGGTCTGCAGGCGGCCGAGAAGGCGTTCCTCGATGCGTCGAAAGCATGGTTCGGCGGCAGCGCCGGGTACGCGGCTGACTTTGCATCCGTGCTGGCACGTAACAGCACCGCGGCATCCAACCAGGACGCGGCAGCGGCAGCCATTCCAGGCATCTGGAAAAACTTCATGGCCAGCGTCAGCGGCCTGAATGGCTCCCACGCCAATGGCCTGGACTATGTTCCGTTCGACGGATACCGGGCAGAGCTGCACAAGGGCGAGCGCGTCCAGACGGCAGCTGCCGTACGAAACGGCGACCAGGCCGCCAAGGAGACGAATGACCTGCTGCGCGAGGTCCTGATAGAGCTGCGCGCCGACAAGACGCAGCGCGGCGCCGTGGCGGATGCAACCCTTAACAAGCTTGGCTCCGTAGTCGACAAGCTTGACGACACGAAGCGGGTACTGGCTAAGGCGACGGCATGATCCTGATCGAACTGACGGCAGCTGTCGACGCAGCCGGCACGCTGCGCACCTTCTACGTATCTACCGACGGTTTTATTACTGAGCCGAACGACACGCCGGGCAATACTGCTTTTCTGGCGTGTGTCGATGATCCGGGTTCCATCGGGCTGCACGCATTTTCCGATGGCCGCACTGGTGGTGCGACGAAGCTGGAAACGGGGGAGATCACGCTGGTCAACATCGACGGTCAACTGGACGACTGGGTGAAATATTCCTTCGACGGCCGTCCGGTGGTGATCCGCAGCGGCACCGGCGGCGCCTATCCCGGATCCTTCCGGACGGTGCTGACGGCGACCGTGGCGAGCGTCGACTGCACCTGGACGAAAGCCATCATCCAGATCAAGGACAAGCAATTCGTGTTAGAGAAGCAGGCACGGACCGCGCTGTACGGCGGCACCAACGCTCTGCCCAATGGCTTGGACGGCGTTGCAGACCTAAAAGGGAAGCCTCGCCCCGTCGCCTACGGCAAGGTGTTCAACGTCTCGCCACCGATGGTCAACACGTCGCGCCTGATCTGCGAGGTGGGCGTGTGCAACTCCGTGGATGCAGTCTACTCCAACGGCGCGGTGCTGACGGCGGGAGCGGCATATACCTCGCAGGCGGACATGGAGACGAATGCGCCAGCATCTGGCGCCTACCGCGCATGGCCGGCCGGCGGATACTTCCGGCTCGGCAGCTACAGCGCGGAGCAAATCACGGCCGACGTCACCCAAGGCGCCAACGCGGCGGCCCGCACGGTGGCGCAGGTGCTGCGCGCGCTGGCGACGGACGCAGGGCTGACCACTGGGGAGATCTCGGCTACCGACATCTCCGCGCTCGACGCAATCAACAGCGCCGTCGTGGGAATCTGGATCGATGACGCCGGCACCACGTTCGCCAATGCCATGGACCAGGTTGCGGCGAGCCTTGGCGTGTACTTCGGCTTCGATCCCTTGGGCGTCCTGCGCATGGGGCGGCTGACCGCGCCGGCCGGCACGCCGAAGGCCACTCTGTACGACTACGACATCTTGGACGGGATTGAGCGCCGTGCGCCGAAGGATAACGGCATTCCAGTCTATGGAGCAACGGTGAATTACGCGAAGAACTACACCGTGCAGACGTCCGGCCTGGCCGGCTCTGCTTCGGCGCGCCAGCCTTTCGTCAGTGAGGAATGGCGGAACTCGAACGCCACCGATGCGACAGTGAAGACCCAGTGGCTTCTCTCCGACACGCTATCGGTCGACACGCTGCTGACCGCCGCCGCCGATGCGGACGCGGAGGCGGCGCGCCTGCTCGCCCTCTACAAGGTTCGCCGGGACGTATTCGACATCCCGGCCGACCTGTCATTCCTGACCACTGCCGGCCTGTGGATGCTCGACGACATCGCCGTGAACTATCCGCGCTACGACTTGCAGACGGGCCGCCTGTTTCGCATCATAGGAATCGCGCCGAACCTATCTAGCAACAAAGTAACTCTCACGATCTGGGGCTAATGAATGGCGAATTGTATGTTGGGCTTTCCGAATCGCACGGACGCTTCGGTGCTGAGCGGAGGATCCTGGGCAGCGACCTTGCCGCTATCGAACCTGCAAAGCCGTTTGATCGGCAAGGTTGCGCGTAGCGTCAACACGGCGGCGGCCAGCACGAAGTTCGACATCGATCTGGGCGCCGGAACCAAGATTCAGGCGGTTTGCCTGCGCAACCACAACATTTCGCTGGCCGGAACCTATCGCGTGACGGCATCGACGTCGCCGTCGTTTGCCGTGCTCGCATATGACTCGGGCTGGCTCGACGTCTGGCCAGCGGTCTACCCATGGGGTACGTTGGAGTGGGAGGACGACAACTTCTGGACGGGGAAATATACGGTCGAGCAGACGCAGGGCTACACCGTTGAACTCGATCATCTGCTGCTAACCACGAAGGTCGCGCGCTACTGGCGCGTTGAAATCAGTGACGCCACCAATCCCGACGGCTATGTCCAATTCGGTCGTCTCTTCATTGGCCCAGTCTGGCAGCCCAAGATCAATATGAGCTACGGCGCATCGACTGCGTGGGAGACGAAAACCGGTGTGCAGGAATCGATCGGCGGCGCCGAGTACTTCCAGCCGCGTACGCCGTACCGCATCGAGAAGTTCGTCTTGAACTGGATGGACCAAGACGAGGCTTTCTCCCAGGCCTTTGAGCTGATGCGGCGCGCCGGCATCGATCAGGAGGTGCTGTTCATCCACGACCCCGACGACACCGTCCACGCGCTGCGCCGCCGGTTCCTCGCGCGCCTGCGCACCCTCAGTCCCATCGAATACCCTTACCCGAACATCAACAGCGCAGCTTTCGAAATGAAGGAACTTCTGTAATGACCCAAGTCACTGTCAACGGCAACACCTATTCGGACGACGGTTCCACTCCGAAGGACATGCAAAGCGGCGGGTTCCGCGAGAATCTACTGCCTATGGTGAGCGACACCATGACGGACACGGCGGCTAAGGTCGCCGCTGCCGCGAATCAAGCATCGATTGCTACCGCACAGGCGAATATCGCGATAGGGGCGGCTGCATCGACGGTAACCGGTCCGGGCAGCACCGGAACCTCGACCACCAGCCTGACCGTTGGACTTGGCTCAAAATCGCTCACGATCCAGACGGGGAAGACGCTCTATCCGGGTATGCCAATCGTAGTCGCAGCTACTGCGACACCGCAGGACGCAATGTATGGCCCGTTGATATCGTACAACTCAGGAACCGGCGCCATGGTCGTGCAGGTCACAAACATCAACACCACGACGGCCGGAACCTACATTACCGCGGCCGCCTGGACGGTATCGTTGTCCGGCCCCGCTGGAGTCACCGGCGTCCTCAACGAGTTTAAGGCCGCGCCGATCGCAACCGCCTCGACGGTCAATCTCGACTCAGCAACCGGCAACCTGGTTCATTTGACTGGTAGCACCACAATCACCGCCATCACCCTGGCATCTGGCGCCGAACGCTCATGCGTTCTTGATGCGGCCCCGCTGCTGACCAACGGTGCCAACCTGATCTGCCCTGGCGGCGCCAACATTCAAGGCGCTGCGGGCGATTGTTTTGTGGTCCGCGGTGAAGGCAGTAGTGTTGCGCGAATCGTAAGCTACACGAAGGCCAACGGCGACAGCAACGTGCGCTATTTGGCGCCCTACCTACACGTCCGCGAAGAGCAAACGAGCGGCACTAATGGAGGAACAGGGAGTACCGGGTTCAATACGCGAACGCTCAATACGGTCGTCGGGTCCAATACGATTTCTGGCGCATCGCTCGCATCGAATATCGTAACGCTGCCGGCTGGCACCTACGACTTTGAAGCGCTGGCGCCTACTGCTACGACGCAGATTACAAAGCTCTCGCTCTACAACAATACTGATTCTGTCGATATCCTTGTTGGTGAATCGCTTTCGTCTGGAGCCTCTGGCTCGGCATCATTTAGCACGCATTGCGCTGGCCGATTTACCCTGGCCAGTTCAAAAGGCGTAAAGCTCCGACATTGGCTTGGTACTTCTGGTGGAACTTATGACCTTGGCTCGCCGACTGGCAACGGTCAGGTGGAAGTTTATGCATCGCTCAAACTTTGGAAGGTGGCGTAATGGATTATGTCACTTACAACGAAACTGGCGCCCTGACCGGCAGCTATAGCCAAGACCTGAGCCCTGAGCACGCGTCGTGCTACATCGAGGTCACACCAGCTCAGCGGCAGAACTGGACGGGATATCGGGCAGATGCTGCGCGCGCCGCGGTTGAGCTTATTCCGGCACCAGCGCCCGACCTACCGGCGCCAACCGTTCCGGCCAGTGTTCCACTCTTGAATCTAATCTTTGCGGTAATCGATGCTGGCCATAAGGCTGCCATGGACAGCTATTTTTCATGGCTGGCCGGTGATGATGGAAGCCGTGCTCGCGAGCGTCTGGCCCGATCCCAGGTCGCTCGCCGAGACTGCGATCTGGTCAGTTCAGCCGGAGTCGCAGCTGGCCTCGATGCGCCCGCACTCGATCAGCTGTTTATTTCTGCGGCAGCGCTCAATCCGTAACCCATCCACCACACGAAAGGGCGCCATGCCAGAAGAACGCAATCTCACCGACAGCGATGTCCAGGCCATCGTGGATCAGATGGAAAAGCGCATGACCGAACGGTTCTACGGTGACCTCGGCCGAGGCATCTGGGGCGTCGCTTGGAAGGCGATCATCATCGCATTGATCAGCATTGCGGCCTATGGGTCGCTGAAAGGCTTCAAATGAAAATCCCGAAATTCCTCCGCGCCGCTCCGCGGCACCGGTCGCTGTTCTTGCTGGGCGGCGCCGTACTCGCCACCGCATTGTCGTTGGCCTGCGATCCGGACGGTGGACTGTCCACGCTGCTGGGCGGCGTGGCGCTGATCCAGGCTGTATGGGCGGTGGCCGCATCGCACTGGGCCCGCAAGGCGCTGATGGACTACCCAGAGGCCGACATGCGCCGCTTGTTCCGACGCGCCGGCGAGGATTCTACCGGCGCCGGCCTGGCGCTGATCGCCATCGCCATCGTGCTGGTCGGCCTACTGATGGTATTCGCGCCGCGCGCGCACGCTGGCGAGCTGCCGCCAGGCGCCGTGAAGTACCTGCCGGTGCTGAAGGCCGAGCAGCAGCGCCTGTGGCCGGCTCATCCGGATCCTGTTCTGCTGGCCAGTCTGGTCGAGCAGGAATCGTGCGCCAGCCTCAAGTCGCGCAGCTGCTGGAACCCGGCGGCACGCCTGAAGTCGGCACGCGAGGAGGGCGCCGGCATGGGCCAGATTACCCGGGCCTGGCGCGCCGACGGCACGCTGCGCTTCGACTCGCTGGCCGGCCTACGCGCGCAGTACGGCGCCGAGCTGTCAGGATGGACCTGGGATACCGCGTATAGCCGGCCAGACCTTCAACTGCGCGCCATCGTCTTGATGAGTCGCGATGCCTACCGGCCATTCCGCACGGCGCCGGCGGCGCTGGCCTTCGGCGATGCCGCATACAACGGCGGCGCTGGCGGCGTGCAGCAGGAGCGCCGCGCGTGTGCTCTCACGCCGGACTGCGATGCGGGGCAGTGGTTTGGCCAGGTCGACCAGCACTGCCTGAAATCGCGTCAGCCGCTTTACGGCGGCCGGTCGGCCTGCGACATCAACCGGGAGCACGTCCGCAATGTGCTACAGGTGCGCCGCCAGAAATATGAGGTCTTTGCATGGAAACTCTGATCAAGGTGCTGCTGGTGCTCGGCCTGATCGGCGGTGTAGTGGCCGCCGAGCAGGCCTACGAAGCGCACCTGATCGCGAAGGGTGATGCCATCGGCGCCGGCCGCGTGAAAGGCGAGTGGGTTAAATCCGAGGCCGGCATCAAGGCCGCGGCCGAGCTCGAAGCCGCTGCCGAAACCAAGAAGGCGAAAGCCGAAACCGACGCGCTGCAACTGAAATTTGACCAGCTGGCCGACCGCCAGCAGAAAGATTGGACCGATCATGAATTTGCGAAACGTATTGCTGTTGCTGCTGCTCTTGCCGGCGATGAGCGCCTGTCAATCGACACCACCGGCGGATCCGGCCGTGCGCTTCCTGAAGGCGGACCGGCCGAAGGTTCCAGCGCTGGAACCAACGCTACGCCAGCGCCGCGAACCTACCTCCTGCCAGCGACTGCTGCAGCTATTCTCGACATCGCAGGAGACTACGGACAAATTGTGCGGGACTACAACGATCTCCTCGACCGGTTCGACGCCGTCCGCGCCAGTTGCAACGCCGAGTAAGTAATGCCGGAGCATGCTAGCTCTGCCAAACCACGACCAGGTCTTTCGCGTTAAAGACCTCGAATCGATCCTCGCCGTTCTCCGTCCAGGTGCAGTAGACGCCGTTCCGGACGCCCTCCCATACGTGGTGCTCGCCCAGCGCCTCGCCGGCAACCAGCATCGCCGGTCCTTCCGGCCGGCCGCGCTGCTGCACAATATCGCCGTCCTTCGGTGGTTTCACTTCCATTTTCCGCTCCTTCAAAATCCCAAGTCCAATGTACCGGCCTGCGCCGGCGCCGACTCCTTCTTCGCGCGCGGCGGCACCGGGAATTCCCACGACCGCATCAGCTCGGCCGGGTAGTGGCGCAGGAAGCTGCGCGCCCGCTCTGGATCCGTGCATTCAAGCCAGTCGTCCCATTCCGCCTGAGGCACGATCACCAGCGCGCGCTTCTCGTCGCCCGGCTTGTGGAAGCGGCGCATCAGCGGGTGCTCGTCCGCGTTCATCGTAAGCTGCGTGAACGACGCCTCTTTCCCCGCTTCGCCCTCCCATTCCCGCCACAGGCCGGCCACCGCGAACATCGACTGGTCCGCCATCCCGATTCCCCACCGTACCGCCTTGCCACTCTCGTAGCACGGCTCGTAAAACGCCGTCATCGGCACCAAGCACAGCTGCGTCCGCTTCCAGGCGCCGGAGAACGAACGCAGCTGGCCGACCGTCTCGGCGCGCGCGTTCATCGTGTCGAATGGCCGCACGCCTGGCGGGATGTGCTTGCGCGGTACCATACCGTAGCTGGCCAGCACGCCTTCGCGGCCGCCGGCGCCGCGGCGAACGATCGGCGCGCCATAATCCTTCCAGGTCTCCGTCTTCCAGAAACCGCTGTCGTGCAGGTCGATGATGACGCCCATGACGGATTCGAGCATATCCGGGTCCGGCGGGCGGAAGTTGACGCACAT